TCGCAATGTGTGTTTTATTCAGTTTTCAATGGCACATTGGAAGAAAAGGGGTATTTTTATGGTAGAGAATCAAGTTTTCGGACGGGCTGGGGGGGGGGGTAAAAACGAGAATGATTTTTTTACGAGAAATTCTGCCAGTACTCCACGAAGCGTATTATTAAGTAGATCAGAATAGGCCCAGCTCCAAAATTCAGAGATGGATATTCCAGTATCGTTGCCATCGAGAGTAAATTTCTCATTTCCGTTTAATAGTTCCATTGTTTTCTCCTCATCAGACAAGGACAGCCGGCAAGTCTCCATTCAAGGACTGAAGCAGAGCAATTTGACAAATTCCATCTGAAAGAGGACCGTAAGAATGAACCATGCAAATAAGCGATTCGTCAGATAAAGAGATACGGGCCTGTAATCTTTGAATTTTAGCGGTTGTCCTGTACAAAGTTTGTGTGTCACAGCAATTAAGACTTGCGCAGAATGAAGAGAGGTAAAAAAGAATGGCCGGTGCATCATGCCCGGCCATCTCTTCTGTTCTTGCAAGTGCGAAATATTTGGCTGCGTTGTGTTGCATAAAAGAATCCTCCTGTCAGTACCATATTTTACGATACCAGTTCAGCCGGATAATCTTTTCCCTTCGCCGATATATTTCTTAGAGTCCTCGACAGCACGCAAGAATCCCTTAATTTCTCCCATGAATTCATACTGCTTGCTCATGGGAAGTTCATGGAATAGATCCAAAAGTTCTTTGTCCATTGCGGAAAGCTTCGGTTCTTGAATTTCTGCTTGCTCAATAATAGCAGGGCGTTCTTGACCGGTCAGGAGATAATCCAATGAGACGCAAAGGAAATTTGCGATAGTCGGCATATAGCGAGCCGGAGGATCTTTCTTCCTGGTTTTCCATGTGGACATAGTAGAGGTTTGAATATCCAGAACTTTGCACAATTCTATGGCCGTTTTACCACGTTCTGCGAGTAAATCGGATATGCGCTCAATGATTTCCATGACACACCTCCAAATGTAAAAATATTCGTAAATACGAGGTAAAATCTTTACAAATACGCAGATTCGTGATATAATATAACTATGAAACAAATAATTATTCGTGGTTGCGAGCCTTTGATTAAAAATTTGTTCCATGGCAAGTGCGTGTTTGTAATAACTCGTATTTGTATTATAACACGCACTCAGAGAAAATGCAAATGCGAAATGCGGATGCAGGAAAGGAGATTGATGCAAATGAACAATATTGTTCCCATTTCTGAATGGTGTAAGGACGTAAGGGTTGCTCTTGCGAAAAAGGAAACTAACCTTCAAAATGTGGCCAAAGAGATAGGACATAGTTACACGACAGTAACAGCCCTTATCAGTGGACGTGTTGTGAAAGATAATTACCTTGAAGTCGCAAAGAAAATTAACGAAGTTTTGGAAGTAAATGTACTTCCAAAAAAACCACAGCTTCCGTCTGATGAATGGTGTGGGGCGGTACGAGCAAAACTGTATGTAAAAAAAATGAATATCAGTGAGCTGAGCCGATCCATCGGATTCAATCGAGACAAAGTATCGCTTGTAATGAACGGTCATGCACTTGATTGGGCGGTGATTGACAGAATTAATGAAGAACTCAAAATCGAAGTGCCGGTCGTTTCTGCAGGTACTAATTAGATTATAAGTGAAAGTAAGGTAAATGAGAATGGGACGGAACCCTATAAAAGAAAACCAGAATCCGTATTTTAAAGCCAGAAAACAGGCAGCAGAATGGGATGCAAGGCTGGAAAGCAGAGAGAGAGCATCAGAGCTTATAGGAATAGCGGCCTACACGCTGGCAGACTATGAACTTGGAAATGTAAAAAGAGTGCCAGCTGATAAAGTTCTGATAATGGCGGATCTGTACAATGCACCTTGGCTCCTGAGCAATTATTGTAAGAACGAATGTCCGATCTGCGGTTTTCTTCCACTTGCAACGGAAGAAAAGAGTATATGCAGTGTAACAGTAAGGTTATTAAAGGCCTTGAAAGAAGATGAGCTAGAAGATATGAAAAACCAACTGCTTGAAATATCTCAGGACGGAAAGATCAGGGATGACGAGGTAGGAGTGATGCGAAAAATATCAGAATATCTTGATGACATCGCAGAGGTAATAAGTGAATTTAAGATTATGAGTGATAAAGCTCTGAAAGGTAAATAGGAAGATATAATGCGGAAGAATGTACAATATTTAAGAGAAAATTTGATACAGATTGTAGTCGGAATTCTTCTGATGAAATGGGCTGTGAGTTACGCATATCAGGCGCGGGGTTATGACGCGATAGGGAGTGAATGGTTAGTATTGCCGTTCACCATTTTTATTTTTAACTGGGGAAAAGCCGTGTGGGAAGATTTAAGAGGTGAATAGGTATGTGTGCAGTATGTAGAAAAAATCCATGTGACAGCAGATGCCCGAACGCAGAAGAGCCGAAATCCATATATACCTGCGAATGGTGCAAGGAACCTATTTATGAAGGTGACAAGTATATGGATACTCCAGAAGGCCAGGTTTGCAAAGATTGTATAGAAGGCATGAGCGTAACAGAATTTTGCGAGCTGATTGGAGAATCATTCAAAACAGCAGAGAAGGAGGAAGAATAGGATGGCAGATCAGACAGGAATGCAGCCGGCAACACCACAAGCAGCACCAGCTGTTCCGGTAGTAAATCAGGTAAAGCAGTTGCTTTCCCAGGATAAAATCAAAGAAAAATTCGGAGAAGTATTAGGGCAGAAAGCTCCTCAGTTTATGGCTTCAATCACTAATACAGTATCAGGAAGTGCGCAGTTGAAGAAATGCCCTGCAAATTCAATTATCGGAGCTGCGTTTGTAGCAGCAACATATGACCTTCCGATAGACAGCAACCTTGGATTTTCGGCAATCGTTCCGTATAACGAGAGTGTTTGGAATCCCAGGAAGAAAGACTGGGAGAAGGTTCCGAAAGCTCAGTTCCAGATGATGTACAAAGGCTTCATTCAGCTGGCAATCCGGTCTGGATATTACGAGCGAATGAATTATGCAGTTGTATACAAGGACGAACTGGAATCGTACAACCCAATAACAGGCGAGATTAAGTTTGTGGAAGATTTTAGTAATTGCAAGCAGAGAGATGCTGGAGATGAAGCAAATGTGGCCGGATATTATGCTTGGTTTAGATTGAAGACTGGTTACAGTCAGGAGTTGTATATGTCAAAGAAAGCAGTGGATAATCATGCAAGAAAGTATTCCCAGGCGTACAGATACGATCTGAACAAAGGTAAGAAGTCAAGTAAGTGGACCACGGATTTTGAGGCAATGGCACTGAAAACGGTCATTAAGTTGCTTCTTAGCAAGTGGGGAATTTTATCAGTGGATATGCAGAGAGCCATCCAGGACGATCAGAAGACGTATGACGAAGAAGGAAATGGAACCTACGGTGATAACAAGCCGGATTCAGTTCCGGAATTGGAAGCACAAGATCCGTTCGAGGTAGCAGAGGAAGAGCCAGAAGATGTAGATATCGATGCAATGTAGGAGGGATGACACATGGTTTTGACGGCAGAGAATTATTATAGCCAGGAAGCGAATGAAGAATATATGAGCGTGTCGCAGTTCAAGGATTTCTGCGGTACATATGGGAAAATGCCTTGTGAGTTTACTGCAATGGAAAAGCTGAAGGGAAGATGGGAAGAGCCGAAATCGAAGGCTCTCATGGTTGGAAGTTATGTAGATTCCTACTTTGAGGGAACACTTGATAAATTCAAGGCAGAGAATCCGGATCTTTTCAAGAGAGACGGAACACTGAAAGCTGAGTTTGTGAAGGCAGATGAAATTATTCAGAGAATCGAGAGAGACGATTATTTTATGAAATTCATGTCCGGAAAGAAACAGGTAATTATGACAGGCGAGCTGTTCGGAACAAAGTGGAAGATTAAGATGGACAGCTACATTCCGGATATTGCGATCGTTGATTTAAAGGTTATGGCATCGATCACAAAGCTGGAATGGGTAAGAGATATTGGATATCTGGATTTTGTGCGGTACTGGGGATATGACATGCAGGGTGCAATTTACCAGGAAATCGTCCGTCAGAACACCGGAAAGAAGTTACCGTTTTATATTGCTGGAGCTACTAAGGAAAGCGAACCGGATATTCGGATCATTCATATCACAGACAATTATCTGTCCGAGGCACTGAATCTGGTAGAAATGAATATGGCAAGAGTCCTAGCGGTGAAGTCAGGGGATGCAGAGCCGGATCGGTGCGAATTGTGTGATTGCTGCAGGAAGACGAGAGTTCTGAAAGCCCCTATCTCTATTACAGATTTGACAGCAGGTATCTGATATGGCCGAAAAGAAGTATTATTGGCTGAAAATGACGGACCAGTTCTTTGAGGATAAGGCAATAAAGAAGCTGCGGAAGATAGCAGGGGGCGATACTTATACGATCATCTATCTGAAAATGCTGCTGACGGCAATTAAGCAGGGAAATAAAATGTATTTTGAAGGAATCGAAGATGATTTCATGGAAGAGTTGGCGTTGGAGTTGGATGAAGATACAGATAATGTGAAGGTAACAGTAAGCTATCTGAAAAGCAAGGGCTTGATAGAAGTTCTTGGAGCAGACGAAATATTGCTGACGCAGTGTGCTGAGATGGTTGGTTCGGAAACAGACGCAGCAAGAAGAAAAAGGCTACAGAGAGATCGGGAGCGGAACCGGGCAATAGGAGCAGAACCGGTACTGGCATTGGAAGAAAAGCCAGAGGCTATTGCAGAAAAGAAGCTGGCTAAGAAAAAAGCAGAGAATACGATCCAGCTATTTCATCGTTTGGTTGAAGATTACGATATTTCTGAAGCTGTTCGAGAAAAAATGGAGGTTTGGTTCCGGTACAAGATGGAACGAAAGGAATCATACAAGGAACAGGGGATGAAATCGTTACTCAAGAAAACTGAAAACTATGAAAGAAGTTACGGAGCAGATGTAATCTGTAATCTCATAGAAGATTGTATGGCAAATAACTGGAAAGGAATTATTTGGAAAATCCTGGATGAAAGAAAACAGAAGCGGCCGGTAACAAGAACTGAGCAGATACAGCAGAGAGTTAGTGAGGTAGATAACTGGTAATGGAAAGAGAACAGTTCAAGGTTTTAGTGAAGGCGATGAAAGCAGTATATGCGCAGCCGACATTCATTCCGGATCAGGATGCGTTCAATGTATGGTTCGCATTGTTGGGAGACCTGCCATATAAACAGGCAGAGCTGGCAGTTCAAAAGCATATGGCAACTGAGAAATTCCCGCCGACAATAGCAGATATAAGGGAAAAGACAGAGCAGATCACTTCCGTGAAAGAAACGGAAATGAGTGAGTTGGAAGCCTGGGCGATTGTGAGAAAAGCAATCGGAAGATCAAATTATTATGCAGAAGAGGAATTTGAGAAACTGCCAGAAGCCTGCAAAATCGCAGTTGGGAATCCAAGCAACCTAAGAGAATGGGCGATGATGGACTCGGATCAGGTCGGAACCGTAGAGCAGTCACATTTTGTGAGAAATTACCGGATGGCAGTGCAGAGAATCAAGGAAGAACGGAGGATACCAGAAAAGGTTAGGATGGCAATAGTCGAGGTAAGAAAACAGCAAAGTCAAATTGAGGACAGGAAGGAAAAACCTAAACTGCCAATTCAAGAGGAAAAAGAGCCTGAGACACGAGGTAGAATGTCAGAAGAAACCAGGAAAAAACTGGAGGCATTGCGAGGAAAGATGGGAAATATCGGGAGGTAAAACAATGGCTTTTAAAAAAGTAGCAGAGATCAGTATTGATAAGTTGGAGGATAGAAAAACTGTAACAGCAATCTTGTACGAAAATGGATATACGGTTGGGCCAGGAAAGCGTAAGAAGACACCGACAGGGAAACAGCTTGACTATTATCTTAAAGTTTATAAGGAAATTGAGGAGGACGGAAAGGATGAATAATCCAGAGGCGTTCAAGGAGGATGAAGTGCGGAGTATAAGATTCGTTATTCCAGGCCTGCCGTTTGGTAAGCAGAGACCGAGAGTGACCGTCAAGAAATTTACTGGTAATGATGGAAAGGAAAAGAGATTTGCGAAAGCATACACACCAGAAAAGACGGTCAATTATGAAAACTTAGTTAAGATGGCGTATCAGGAGAAAGCAAAAGGAAAAAGGTTCAAGGACGGGGATATGTTGGATATGCGCATCATTGCCTATTACAATATCCCGCTGTCTACCAGTAAGAAAAAAAGAACGATGATGCTGGAGCATAAGATCCGGCCAACTAAGAAACCAGATTGGGATAATATCGGAAAAATTGTCTGCGATAGTTTGAACAATGTTGCGTATCACGATGATAACCAGGTCGTAGATGCACAGGTAAGAAAGTTTTTCTCAGAGAACCCAAGAGTAGAAGTGATAATAAGAAAGGTGGAATGGTAATGGCAACAGAAGAAAAACAGGTAGTAGAGGAAACAGCGGTAGCTCCGGGGAAAATGGAATTTAGATTGATTAGCCCGACAGAGAGTGGATTTTTGAAGCATATCGAATGGAACAAAGAAGAGCTACTGATGGCAGTCAGAAACAAGGTCGCATCGTATGAAGGAATCGTATATACCGAAGAAACGGTTAAATCAGCAAAGAATGATAGAGCAGAGTTGAATAATCTTGTTAAGGCAATTGACGAACGAAGAAAAAAGGTAAAGGAGGTTATCAATCAGCCATATGCAGAGTTCGAGAAGGAACTAAAGGAAATCACTGATCTTATCAAGAAGCAGTCGGCAGAAATTGATGAACAGGTAAAAGCCTTTGAGACTGCAGAAAAGGAAGAAAAGAAAGCTAAGATTATGGAGGCTTATGAGAACGCCATCGGGAATCTTGAGGAAATTTTGCCATTTAGTAAAGTATTCGATCAGCGGTATCTTAATAAGACATATAAGCTGGAAACAGCAATTTCAGAGGTACAGAAGAGAATCGAACAGGTAAAGACTGATCTTGAAACCATCGAAAGTGTATGCGGAACATACAAGTTAAATGCCAAAGATGTGTATGTCCGCACATTGGATTTATCAAAAGCTATGGCAGAGGAAAAACGCCTGAAAGATTTGGAAGAAAAGCTGGAAGCGGAGCGTATTCAGAAGAAAAAAGATGAAGAAAAAAGAAGAAAAGCAGAGGCAGAGCGCATCCGAAGGGAAGAAGAACAGAAGGAAATCGAGAGACAGAAAAAAGCGGAAGAAGAGCGTATTGCTGCAGAAAAAGCTGAAGCAGAGAAAAAACAGAGCGTTCCGGAAATGCCGCAGGATGTTCCGGCAGAACAGGACGTTGTTCCGGAAAAAGAGGAAAATGTTCCGGTACAGGAGTCAGAACCGGTAATTGATCCGTTTGCGCAGTCGCAGCCAATTCCAGAAAAGAAGTGCAGAGCTAAGTTTTTTGCAATCGGAACCAAAGATCAGCTGAAAGCATTGGTTGAGTACATGAAGGAAAGTGGAATCAAATACGGAAAGGTGGAGTAAGACATGGATAAATTTGTGAAGGAATTAGATTTTAACAGTGATACATTTGCAAATGTAAAGAGAGATATGAATTTTGTTCTGCAGAGATTGATCGGAAACATGCTGGAGAAAGGTAGTACGAATGGAAGTTTTACATTGAAAATTGATGTCAGTTTCACTCAGGAATATATTCCGAATTATGATCCTAAAGTAGAAGGCGAGAGCAGGAAAATCAATAAGCCAAGTTTCAAGCATAAAGTTACATCTACCGTGCAGATCGCGGACAAAAAGGACGGCAATATGGATACAGAAATGGAGCTGGCATTTGATGAAGATAGTGGTGAGTATGTTTTACAGCCGGTAGCCAATACAACGCAGAAGAGTATTTTTGACAGTGATTATAAAGAAAATCTGAAGTCGGAGAATGAAGAGGAGTCAGAAAAAGAAGAACCGAAGGGAATCCCTCAGTTACCTGGCCCGACAGAAGCGGAAGACGAGGATGTAATCGATGCGGAATATACGGAATTAGAAACTGCTCAGAAACCAGATGAAAATTCGGAAGAAGATGTTACGGATGAGATTCTGGAAGACGCGGAAGAAATTGAGCATGATTATGATTATGAGAATCCGGAGGAATTTTTAAATGAATGAGAAGACATGTAAAAATTGCATAGAAAACGAGGACGGTTTATGTGACCGCAAGGGCATATTGGTAGACGAGGATGATAGCTGCGAGAAGCACAGGGAAGACTGGCGGCAGAAATTGTTGAGTAAATTTGATAAAAGGGAACGTGGAATAGGAGGACAAAAGAATGAAAGCCAGAAAAATTATTGAGAATACATATACATGGAATCAGGTGAAAAAAATCTTGGAAACAGGAAGAGCAAGAGAAGAATTCGGCGTTGGCGGTGAATTTACTGTAATGGTTGAAGGCATTGGAGAGGTGGTAATGCAGATCTTGGATTTTGACAGAGAAAGAGTTGTACCGTCTGGCAAAAATCACAATATGACAGTAATGTTTAGAGATCTGATACTTGAAGAGAAACAGTTTGATAAAGACGGTAATAATACTTGGAGAACATCAAGTCTCCGCACAGAATTAAATAGCCCAATGTTTATCAATCGATTCGAAGAAGGATTCCGGAATCTCATTGTACCCGTGCTGAAAGATAACACAGACGGAATCGATACAGAGGACACTTTTTTCCTTGTATCAAATGATGAATTGAAAAACAAGAAAAAAAGATATGCGTTTTTTGAGACTGAAAAGGACTGCGTGAAAGTTAATAAGAATGGAGAAACTGATTGGTACTGGACTCGTTCAGCTTACCGCAGCCTTGCTAACTACGTTATGTTTGTGATTAGCAGTGGCGGCGTCAACAGCACGTACGCATGGCATGCGATTACGTCCGCCCCGCTTGTTGTGTTATCTGCATAATCAATTAATCGCGCCAGCCACGTATGGCGCAGGAAAGGAAAAGATATATAAATATGTCGGGAACAGGAGGAATAAAATGAATAGCGCAGGACAATTCAGTCAATGCAATAGATGCGGGGCAAGAATTATGTGGGTAAAAACAAAAGCAGGAAAGAATATGCCGGTTGATCCCCAGTTCGTAGATTTCAAGAAAATCAAGGGCGACAAGGAAAGATTGGTACTTCCTAATGGAGAAGTTGTGGCCGGAGAAAGATGCAAGGCGAAAGAAGCGGATGGCTACGGTTACATTTCTCATTTTGCGACATGCCCTGGGTACAGGAGGTAGAAGATGTTACATGAGCTGAAGACATATCCAAAATATTTCCAGGAAACAATCGAAGGCAATAAATTATTTGAAATCCGGAAGAATGATCGGAATTTCCAGGTTGGAGATGTGCTGCTTCTGAAAGAGTGGGACAACATCAAATATACCGGAAGAGAAGTCGGTGCGATGGTTAGATATATTTTGGATGATAAGTTCATAGGGTTGGCAGAAGGGTATGTTGCCCTGGGACTGCAGATCCTGACATAAAAGAAAGGGCCGCTTCCCTGACGAAAGACGACCACACACGATACCGGAATTATAACCCGGAAAGATGGAAAAAGTCAAGGAGGTGGCAGCATGGCTGTAGAAGAAAATGTAAAAGAAAATACGCCGAAGGCTGAGGGTGAAGCACAGGGAGTGAAATACATTTCCCTGACTGAGGAAGAATTGGAAAGGCTCATAAAGGCCGCAGGCCGGGAGGGAGCCAAGAAAGGAGTTGAAGCCTATGAGAGAAGAAAAGAGAAAGACAAAGAGGAACTGGCGGACAAGGTAAAGAACAGCGCCAAGACGATCATCATTCATTACCGGCAGTTAAAGCGAATGAAGAATACATCGGTAACAGGGACGGACACGGTGACAGATCCTACGCTGAAAGAAATCCTGGACGGAATCCTTGAACAGGTGAGGAAAGAGGAGTTTAATCTTACCAGCACAAATAAGAACCGGATAGTGACCGGAATGCTTCTGAATCATGTAGATGTGCAGCTGGAGAATTACAAAAAGGAATGCAGAAAGTCAAAGATCCAGGATATTCAGCGGAGATACCGGGTAGTTGAAAGGATGTTCCTGCAGGCGGAGCCGGTGAGGGCAGAAGACGTAGCCGAAGAGGAGCAGATTGATAAAAGCACAGTGTACCGCACGTTAGAAAAGGCATACGATGATCTGGCAGTTTTATTTTTTGGGATAGAAGGAGTAAAAAGTATAGAGGTGAACCGGAAACCAAAGAAATCCGGTAAGAAGACTATGCGAAATGCAGATACGAGAAATCTCGTAAATGCGAAAAATGTGCACTAGACAAGCGAAGGGCAAAGTGGTATTCTGATAAAAGCCCGATAAGCTATGTGTCACCCCTAAAAAAGGCATTGTTTTTCTTCTGTGAAGGCAGAGTGGGTAGGTAGAAATGCCGCCCGCTCAAAACTCCGGAATTATGAAAAATCGGTTAAAAATGGGTATTAAAGTGTACTTAGATCAGCTCGCATAGTATAATTAAATTATAGATAATACGCATTGGCGAGAATAAAGGAGTGACAAAGCTATGGCAATTTGGACAAGCAGATACAGCAATAAAGAGCTGGTAGAGAACAAAGACAAGTATTATTGTGTCGGAATCAGTTTGGGAACGCCGAAATTTCCGCTGGGGTATACCGTAGAACAGCAGTGCTATTCGCTGGCACCGAAAGGATATATGCTGAGAATGGAACTGGAGAAGTTCACCGAGGAGTATTACCGGAAGCTGGAAGGCATCGGCAATGACAAGATTATCAACATGGTAATGCGATTCGAGGCAACGGCGGCGGCCGAAGGCAAAGAATTGGTTTTCCTGTGTTACGAGGATGTAAGAATCCCTGAAGACTGGTGCCACAGAACAGTATTCGGTCAGTGGTATTGCGAACAGACAGGAGAAATCATCAAGGAACTGCCGGACCCGAATCCGCCGAAAGTAAAGAAACCGCCTGTACAGAAGCAGGCAAAGAAAGAAGAAAGCAAGCGCACAGCCCCTCAGAAGGAAGCTAAGACGGAAACGGAAGGCTATGAACAGATGAGTTTGTTTGATATGGCTGATGCGACAATATAACATCCGGAACTGGTGAAAGAATCACGTTCCTCTTCCAGAGGGAAGTTCCTGTTCATTGCAGGGTTCCGGTCCAAAAGAAAACGGCATCGTATCTTTGGGTACGGTGCCTTAGTTTTGTGTAATTTGCCAGAATAGTCTCTGAAAATCCCGGTACGGTATCAGAGGTTATCCTGGCTTTTTGTGTAAAGTGTACAAAAAAGAGAGGATATAAGCAAAAGAAGAGATCCACATATTGAAGTAAGAACAGTAAATGCGGTGTAAGCGGGGAAAATAGAGCAGACAATATAATTTTCCTTCGAGCCTATAGCAACCGTGTATGAGGCTGTAACGGAAGCACAGCATAGTTTAGAAGGATAGGAAGGAGAATAGCACAATGGCTTTTTTTATGGATCCAGGAGCAATGTTCTTGGGATGTTTGGGGCCGTCGGAGCAGAGGTTTCTTGTTACTCTAATAGAGACAGCAGCAAAGTCCGGGTATACAAAGTTTATTGAACCATGCGCTGGCACATTTGCCATGGCGAATTTGGCAGTACAAAACGGTTTCAAACCAGAGCAGATCGAAACCAGCGATGTCAATATGATGTCAACGGTTCTGGGGTATGCGATAACCGGGCAGTCATTAGAGCCACTGGAAATCCGCGCACAAGGGTTTAGCAATGAGGAGTTACTTGATCCTGCAACAGCACTGTACGCACAGCTGTATCTCAGGACATCAAAGAATGCGGGCAATGACTATTTTTATCAGATACTCACAGACCTGAGGCTCAGACGCGAAGAACATATAGAGAATATTAATCGGCAGATAGAAGTTATTCGGAATCTGCTTGGTGGAATGAGCTACAGGCCACTGGATATGTGGGAACATCTAAAAGAGGTACTGGATGATCCGCACGCTTTGGTGATTGCAAATCCACCTACCTATTTTTCGGGTTACGAGAAGTTCTATGACACACAGGGCAAGATGACCTGGAAGGAACCACCGTATGAGCTGTTTGATCCGGAGACCGGACACCAGCAGTTCTACGATCTTTGCATGAATGCGAAAGCATTGGTTATTTGTTATCAAGAAAAGCGAGCAGGGGAAGCTGTGGGATATACGATATATGCCCGCTCCGGTACAAGAGCAGACCTGAACGCGTATATAACTACGAACCGGGAGGAAGAGGCAACAGCCCTGGCAAATGGAAAGAAGATTAAACGGCCGACAGAGAGCAAGTTACAGCCGTTAGACTGCAGTATGCTTCCCAGGGACTACGAGATCAGGGAAGACAGTATAGTGCAGGTTATTCCGGTTAAAACGGCAGAAGCTCAGTATTATAGAGAATTGTGGACGCATAATTTTGTAGGTTCGTCAGCCACGTTCAACAGGGCGTTGTTGATTGATGGATATGTAGCTGGTGTGTTTGGCATCTCGAAGATGGCATCTGACAGCGTATTTGTGTGGTATGTGATGAAGGTACCACATAAGAAATATCGCCTCGGCAGATTATGCTATATGATGGCACAGAACAGAGAGTTTGCGAATACGATCCTGGATAATATCGAACAGGAGAAAGTCACGAAGATGCGAACTGCAATGCTTACTAGGTATCCAGAAAACAAGGAAGTCAGGGGTATCATGAAGCTGGTAAACAGGGCAGAAGACAGGAAGAATGGATACAAGCTCACATATGAGGCAGAATTGATTGAAGGCAGGAGTGAGCAGCAGACGCTTCAAGAATGGTTAAGGAGGGAGAATGAATGGCAGAAGAACAGAGCAAAGGCATTCAGCAAATTGAAGGGTGCGAAGTAATCTACGATATGGGTTCGGGCTTGGTGATCGCCAAAGTTCCGCTGGATAAAGTCAAGGAACAGGACATCAATGCCAGAATAATGAAGAACGAGATGCAGGACCAGCTGACCGCAAACATTAAGAAACGAGGACAGTTAGAGAGCCTGCCCCTTTTCGTTTTGGTGGACGGAAAGTTGGAAATAATCAGCGGTCATCACAGAGTGAAAAGCGCAAGAGCTGCAGAGATGAAGGAGATAATTGCTATTGTCGATGTGTCGGGGCTCTCTCGTAGTAAAATAGCGGCAAAACAGCTGGCTCACAACGCGATTTCTGGTTTTGATGATGATAGCACATTGAGAGAAATTGTGAAGATGATAGATGATGTGGACGATATGATTGAGTCATTTGTTGGAAAGGACATCATGGAGGAACCGTTAGAGCAGTACGAAAAGATGTTCAGCCCTTCGGTTCAGTTTGATTTTAAGAATGTTACTTTTACATTTTTACCACATCAGGTAAAAGACATGGATGTACTGATTAAGGATCTTGAATCCAAAGCTCCAGAAATAGTTGGCATTGCCTCGTACGAGCAGTGCAAGGCATTTGTGGAAACACTGAGTAAATATCAAAAATTTACTGATATCAGAAACGTAGGAGCTGCTATACATGCGATGGTGGAAAGCGCAAACCGGAAGATGGACGACGCTGGATTTGATACAGAGACCGAAGAAGAGTGGACATATCTTGCTAAGGTGTTTGGAAACAATGCGATTCCGGCATCTGCGGCGGAGGTAATAAAAAAAGCGCTTAAAAAAGCAGAAAAAGAAGGCACCATAACAAGCAAGAATAGATGGCAGATAATAGAATATTGGGCTGCCGATTATCTTGCAGGGAAGTAGGTGTGATATGGCAACGAAGACAAAGTATGATGAAAGGTTCGTAAAAATTGCCAAGGTATTATGCATGAGAGGTGGCACGGACGAGGACTTAGCGGAAGCATTTGATGTGACTGCGAGGACGATAAACCGTTGGAAAAAGAATTATCCGGAGTTCACAGAGGCCCTGGCTGCTGGAAAGGAATATGCAGATGCGGAAGTCGAACTGAGTCTGTATAAAAGAGCAAAAGGAAGCAAAAAGAAAACGAAAGTAACTCGGAAAATTATTGAGATGGACAAAGATGGCAATACCAAGCCCGCGAAGGTCGAAACAGTTGAAACCGAAGAGGATATCATACCGGATGTGGGAGCGTGCTGTTTCTGGCTGAAAAACCGCAGACCAGACATATGGAGAGATAAACAGGAAATCGGTCTTTATGAAATAGAAGACATAGAGGATATTGAAACCGACATTTATGGCGGCGAATAATAAGGGCTTATCAAACCCGTATGTTAAGGTGAATAGGCGGAAACGCATACGATTTAATTTCGGTGACAAGCACAAGCGGTATATCAAGAATTGCGCGAACAGCACCTATAATATCTTAGAAGGAGCTGTTCGATCTGGGAAAACGGTGGATAATGTTTTTGCATTTGCTCACGAATTAAAAACGACGAAAGACAGAATCCATCTGGCAACTGGCTCTACTATGGCAAACGCTAAGCTGAACATTGGAGATGCTAATGGGTTCGGCCTTGAGTATATATTTCGTGGGCAGTGCAGATGGACTCAGTATAAAGGGAATGACTGCCTTCTTATAAATGGCCCGGATACAGGATACAAAGACAAAATTGTAATCTTTGCCGGAGGTGCGGCATCAGATAGTTACAAGAAAATTCGAGGTAACTCATATGGTATGTGGATTGCAACCGAGATAAACCTGCATCATGACAATACCATTAAAGAGGCGTTTAACCGACAATTAGCGGCTAAGAATAGAAAAATCTTCTGGGACTTAAACCCTGATCATCCTAAGTCAACGATATATGTTGACTACATAGACAAATATGCCGAGAAAGCAGCAAAGGGAGAACTTCTAGGGGGGTATAATTACGAACATTTTAATATCTTTGAGAATATCAATATCCCGAAGCAGAGAATAGCAGAGATTGTCAGCCAGTATGATAAGGACAGCATCTGGTACATCCGAGATATTGAAGGTAAGAGAAGTATTGCAGAAGGCCTGATATATGTAAAATTGGCAACTTCCATAGCGGCAGAGGATGACGAGTATATCGTGCCATTGGAAGAAACGATCGCTATGGCGAAACGTGGAGAATTTATAGAGCTAAATATAGGTGTGGACTTTGGAGGGAACGGATCCGGTCACGCTTTTGTTGCGTCTGGAATAACCCAGGGATACGATAAACTGTACATTCTGTCCTCGGAGTGGCATGATGCAGATGGAACAGATCCTGACGATTTGAACCAGATGTTTATGAAATTTGTTGATAAGATATTGAGCCGATACGGATTTATTACGAACGTACATTGTGATTCAGCAGAGTTGGTACTTAAACGAGGATTACAGAAAGCTATGGCCATGGCAGAACATGGAGATATAAAGGTCACAAATGCTGCGAAATGTAAGATAACAGATCGTATTTTCACAATGACAGCCCTTTCGGCAACAGAGCGTGTACTTTTTACACCAGATTGCGAAAGTGTTCTCGAAGCTATCAGTATGGCTGTTTGGAATCCAAAGAGTATGGAGCTGGAGCGATTAGATGATGGAACTACTGATATTGATTCATTGGATGCTATGGAGTACAGCTTTGAGAAGAAAATAAAAAAACTCATTAGGAAAACGGGGTGAAATGATTGAAAATTGTAAATATATTGAGAAAGTGGGTGAGAAAATTGCTGCCAAGAAACAGCGTAGAAAAAGAATTAAAAGTACAGATTGCCATATCCGGTGTTATGGATAATGCAATTCAGCTTTGGAAGGATATGTATGAGAATCACCCACCGTGGATAGGGGAAAAGGGAACGCTTTGCACAAACCTTCCGGCAACTATTGCAGAAGAGATGTCCCGACTGGTACTGACAGAATTTGAGCTGTCCACAACAGGAAGTCAGCTGGCAGACTTTATCAACACTCAGTTGGAAAGAGAGTTGACAGATCTGGATATCCAGGTGGAACGGTACTGCGCAAAAGGCGGTATTGTGCTGAAACCTTATGTATCAGTAGGACCAACCGGCGTGCCGGATAAAATAGAGATAGACTTCGTGGAAGCGGACCATTTCTACCCGACAGCTTATAACAGTAAAGGAGAGATTATGTCTGCGGTTTTTTTACAGCACAAACGCATGGGAGATTATCTGTATACAAGACTGGAATATCATGAATTTTCCGGAAACAGCATTACGATTGTGAATAAGGCTTACCGGTCTGAGAAAATCTCATCATACAAGGACAGTGAGGAGCCCATTATCAATCAGCCTTTTGATGAAGAAGTTCCTTTATCTGAGGTTGACGAATGGGCTGGATTATCAGAAACTCCGGTAACCATTGGCAATGTAGATAAGCCTCTTTTCGTATACATCAAGACAACGAAGAGCAACAACATTGATAATAGCTCCCCTTTGGGCGTTTCTGTATATTCCAAAGCGGTAGAACTTATTCATGAAGCGGACAGAATGCTGGGCCAGATTGTATGGGAATATGATGCAAAAGAGGCTGCAGTGCATGTATCGGAAGAGTTTCTGAAAACAGACAAGAAAGGACGGCCAATTCTCCCAGAAGGACATGAAAGACTGTACCGTTCTTTTGATGAAGCGAATAACAAAACATTATTCGACATCTACAATCCGGATATTCGAGATGATCCGATGTTTAATGGACTGAACAAATTCCTGAAGCGAATTGAGTGGAATGTTGGGTTTGCATACGGAACCATATCTGATCCTAACGAGTTGGAGAAAACAGCAGAAGAAATAAAGACATCGAAACAGCGCTCCTACAGGACAGTGAACCGATTGCAAAAGGCTTGGGAGAAGGGGCTTCGGCATCTTGTTGATTCCATGGTCGTGTTGAACAGCTTGTATAAGATGGTGCCTTCAGGAGAAGTGGAAGTAAACTGTGCTTGGGGAGACAGCGTTCTTGAAGATACCGACAAAGAGTATCAGAGAAGATGGGCTATGGTAATAGCAGGCAAACTGAAACCGGAGAAGTTTATCTCTTGGTATTTCGGATGCAACGAGGAAGAAGCCGCAGAATATATGCCAGACGCACAGCCTGATAACATGTTTGGTACAGAAGAGTAGGAGGCTAACATGCTGACACCTAAGTATTTAAGTACATTTTGTAGCAGGTATCTTGGGATGGTAGACGTATTAAACGAGCAGATTGTACGGGATATTGCAAGAAGAATGGCAAAAACCGGGAGGGTTACGGATTCTGCAAAATGGCAGATCATACAGGCCCAGCAATCAGGGAAACTGCTTGATGATATTACGAAAGAGGTAAGCAAGTTTACCGGATATTCAGAAGCTGAAATATCGAAGATGTTTAAAGATGCAGGAATAAAGTCAATACAGAATGACGCAGCTCCGTTGCTTGATGCGGGAATAATAAGCAATATAAATCTATCAAGAAATATGGTGGATTTGATGATAGCAAATGAAAGGAAAACATCCGGTGAAGTAAATAATCTGACACTTACCACGGCCGCCCAGTGTCAGCAATTATACATGCAATCGCTTAATGAAGCACTACTCAAAGTACAGAGTGGTGCTTTTTCTTATCAGGAAGCTCTAAAGCAGGCTATCCGGATGGCCGCGCAAGCAGGAGGCACCGTGTTGTATCAATCAGGACACCAGATGTCCTTGGATGCTGCTCTCAGGATGGCATTGTTGACTGGAGTAAACCAGACGGCTGGAACTCTTACTGAAATGTATGCGGAAGATATGGGAGCAGAGTATTACGAGACAACTGCACATCCTGGAGCAAGACCGGATCATGTAGTGTGGCAAGGACAGGTATTCAAGATAATAGGAGAAGCCGGAGGATATAGGAATTTTTATGAATCTACCGGCTATGGAACTGTAACCGGATTATGTGGTGCAAACTGCAGACATAGTTTCCATCCTTTTTGGCCAGGAATTTCTAAACCGGCATATACGCAGGATATGTTAGGGGATTACACGGTAGCAAAATACAAATACGGGGATAGAAACCTGACAGAGTATGAGTGTAGTCAGATTCAACGGCGAATGGAACGGGCGATTAGAGGGTCGAAAAGAATCCTTGCCGGATATGACTCCGCTATAATATATGCTACAGACGAAGAAACGGAACGGTATTTTAGACAGGAGTTTCAGGTAGAATCGGTTAAGCTAAAGCAGAGAGAAAGAAAGCTTAAAGATTTCTGTAATGAAACAGGACGATCCGTAGATCAGGTTCGTACACAAGTGTATGCAGTCAAGGATCAAAAAGGCAATGTAGTAAATTATGGCCATTCTACCAGCATGAAAGCGGTATGGGCGAATAGAAAAGCAAAGAAATAGGAGGTATATCATGATTATAACAGGAATGAAGCATTTTGAGAGCGTGTGTCAGAAAAAATTAGTTGAGCAATACAACAAAACAAGGCCGGAAGCAAACATTGGTATGGGAGACGTATTTATTGTCTGGTCCTGCAAAACTTTGCAGAATTACAAATGTCTTGCTTCAACTACCGTTTCCGGAGATGGAGTGTATGTGGAATACACCTACAACGGAGACAAGCAGGAATTGTACGAAGATTTTTATGTAAAAGAGAGTAATCGCTGTATTACAGAAGAGTAGGGTAACTGCACATGACCAAATTGGAATTAATGGAAAAGTGGAAATACATAAAAAAGAGTTCATTAAAACCGAAGGGCATGCTAATTGAATTATTTGCCGATAACGGGGATAAGAAATATTTATATGAACGTGATATTGATGGTCAGATGCGGTTTATCGACCAGAATTATGACGAGAATCTTGTTCATTTAAAATGCAGAGATATGCAGATCACTAAGGTAATGTTCTGCATGGATACACCAATCATAGAAGTCAAAAAAGAAAGGATGAAACCATTATGAAGAAAACAGAACTGATGAAAAGATATGAAGACGCAAAAAAATGTGGAGAGGAAATTACAGGAATTTTTCTTGTTATCCATATGCCGACAGGAGAGCAGGAAACAATTATGAACCCGAATATTGAAGAAAAACTGAAGTATATTGACAGAACTTACAATGATGATCTGGTTCATTGTAACTGCAAAGATATTTACATCGAAGAGGTGTGTTTCTTTGTTGGCGGAGAACCGGGAATGCTGTTTTCAGAGGCGTATGAGCTGATGAAAGAAGGAGCAAAAGTAAAACTGCCTTCATGGGGTGGCTACTGGTATTGGGACAACGAAAAGAAAACCATTATGATGCATACGAAAGATGGAAAGGAACTGGATATCCGTCAGACAGATCGACCGGAATATACTTTTGACAACATTTGTTCTGGGGATTGGATTATTGCGGATGAAGAGAATTGCCCGGAACTTGGAGGAGAATCTCTGTTTTCATTTGCAGAAGCAATTAAATATTTGAAGCGCGGAATGAAAGTTGCAAGAAAAGGGTGGAATGGTAAAGGAATGTTTTTATTTTTAGCAACAGATATTGAATTTACCACGAAAGCAGATCTTTCATGTGTGAGTGATTTAAAAGGAGAACTTACCATTCCTTCCATTGTGATGAAAACAGCTGACAATCACTTTTGTGTAGGGTGGCTGGCATCTCAGGCAGATATGCTTGCTGAAGACTGGGTTTTTGCGGAGTAACTGTTATGAGGTATTGCCAAAAACCAATAGAAGTTGAAGCTTTTCAGCTGACTGAGGACGTAGATATAATTGCTCCTAAATGGTTTGCTGATGCAGTGCAGGAAGAAAAAGTGGTTATTGACAGAATCCTTCACGATGGCGCGGCTTGTGTATATGGGTGCAGCATAAAAAATCGGAGATACACTGCGAAAGCCAGACTGGATGATTTCCTCATATTGGAGCCAACTGGAGATATAAGTGTATGTGAGCAGGAATTGTTTTGTGCATTATATCAGAATACAGATGGGAAGGAGGTGCGTACCTTGAGCAGAAATAAAAAATGTAGCAAAAGATTAAGAAGCGGATGAAAGGAGGTGATCCACTATCTCCCAGCCTGAGGGTTAAAAAGGCACAAATGCGGGATTTTGATGCAAAAGCAATAAAATCTACATCTGAGAACTTCTGATCGAATCCAGAGCCTATAAGAAGTTCCTAGAGTATATTTAAAGCATTGAATAACGTGTAGGAAGTTATCGCTGAGAAAATGGTAGCTTCCTACACGTTTTTGTCCTGAGCATGACGTTTAAACTGCTCCCTCCCTTGCGTGCTGGGATATAAATGCACGATAGCAGAGCCGGAGTGAACCGGAATATAAACGAAATCAGCGAAAAAGAATGAAGGAGGTAGGCGAAATGGCTTACGAATTTTTGAAGAAATTATTTGGCACACAGAAGGATGGAGAAGAACCAAAGGCTATGACCTATGCAGAACTCGAGGCAGCTATTGATGCAGATAAAAAAATCCAGATTGTAGACCTTAAAGCTGGAGGTTATGTATCCAAAGACAAGCTGGATGCCAAAATTACAGAATTGGATGGAGTAAAACAGCAGCTCACAGATGCTAATGCTGAGATTCAGTCTTACAAAGATATGGATATTGACGGCATCAAGCAGAAAGCGGCTGACTGGGAACAGAAGTACAATTCCGAAACACAGAAGCTTAATGACAAGCTAACAAAGCAGGAGAGAGATCACCAGATGGATAGATATCTTGACACTGTGGGGTTGAAATCAGGCACTATGTACCGTGATTATGTCAGAAAAGCTTTAGAGGAAAAAGATTTGAAGCTGGAAGATGGAAAATTCCTTGGTGCCGATGATGTAATGAAAGAGTTGAAGGAAAACCCTGATTACAAAGATGCATTTATTGCAGAAGAGCCTGATCCAACAGGAGATGAGGGCGGGAATGGTACAGGACCTAACGGTGGAGCACCGTATTTTTCAGCTGGAACAAACTCACAGATACAGGAGCCGAAAGGGTCGACATTCAACTTCGGATTTTCCGGAGTAAGAAAACATGATTAATCATTAGGAGGATATTAAGTATGGAAGCATTAAACTATGCAAAAGAATATCAGAGAGAACTTGAACAGAATTTTCCGTATGTGCTTTACTTTGGAGCACTGTACAATACACCGAACAATGGCAGATACAGATGGCTGAATGGAAAAACTATCGAAGTGCCAACCATTACCGTAACTGGCCGTGTAGATGCCACTAGAGACACAATTGCTACAGCATCCAGAAACTATAACAATGCCTGGACTCCATTAACTCTTGAAAATGAGAGAAAATGGTCGACTCTTGTACACCCAAGAGATGTGCAGGAAACAAACCAGGTGGCTACTATCGCTAATATTACAAGAGTATTCAACGAGGAGCAGAAGTTCCCTGAAATGGATGCTTACACAATTTCTAAGATTTATTCCGACTGGACAACGGCTGGAGAATCCGCAGATACTACAGCCTTAACAGCTGAAAACATTTTGTCTGTATATGACAAGATGCTTGAAAATATGGCAGAGGGAAGAGTTCCTAAAATGGGGCTTGTTCTTTATGTAACACCTGCAACAAATACGCTGATTAAAAATGCTCAGGGCATCTACAGAACATTGGATGTTGGAAAACAGAATCAGCTCTCAAGAGCAATTACATCTCTTGATGAGGTAGAAATTGTAGAAGTTCCGTCTGAACTTATGAAAACAGTGTATGAGTTTACTTCTGGATGGAAAGCTGGCGGGTCAGCGAAACAGATCCATATGTGCCTTATTAATCCACTTGCGGTTATCACGCCGGTATCTTATGAGTTTGCAAAGTTGGATCCGCCATCCGCTCTGTCTGAAGGCAAATATGTTTATTACGAAGAGTCCCACGAGGATGTATTTGTACTGAAAAACAAGGTAAAAGCTATTCAGATGGCTGTACAGGCGTAGAGAAATGGCTCCGCTATGCAAATAGCGGGTCATACTATGAAAGGAGTATAAAGATGAGTTATTTTGCACAGAAAAAGAACAGAATCATCCAGATTTCTGAGGAGAAAGCGGAAGAGTATTCCAGAATGGGGTATACCATTACGGAGAAAGATGGAGAAGTTGTTATGGAGGCAGCCATTGCATCCGTAGCAGATGCAAAAAGAAAAATCGAAGATCTTCGTAAGGAAAACGCCGAACTCAAGAAAGAAAATGCTGAATTGAAAGAGGCAATCAAGGCTCAGCCAGCAATCGGAGTAATCGCTCAAGAAGAAACGAACTCTGGAAAGAAACCATCTCCTAAGACTTCCAGAAAGTCAGAATAGGTAGGTGGTTTTATGTACATCGCAAAGAAAGGCAACATTGTGTGTCGCATACCGGAATCCAAAGCAGGCTACTACAGAGAACTTGGATATACGCTTGAAAATCTTGACAAGAGCAAAGCCCCAGCAAATCCAAAGAAAAAAACAGACACACCAGAAAAATCAAGCGAATAAACAAAAAAAGGGGGCGATGGCGTGGGAGCAAAAATGTATGCCGATTATACATACTACGAAAAGATATATCTTGGAAAAAGCATACCGCCAGATGAGTTTCCCGGTGCAATGAGGACGGCATCGTCTCTTGTTGATAGAGTTACATTCGGTAGGGTTTGTCGTATGGTAGCTGTACCGGAAGAAGTGAAGATTGCTGCTTGTGCCGCTGCGGATTGTTATTATCGCTATACCAAGAAGATGGACAGAGATGTAAAATCTGAAAGCAATGACGGATATTCTGTAACTTATTCGGATGTGACAGCATCCGGGAAAGAGGCTGCCGAGGAAGCGATTGCAAGAATCCGAGATCATCTAATCTGCACGGGGTTGTTGTATCGAGGATACTCTGAAGTATATGATAATCCGGAAAGAGGTGGGAGTCCATGATTAATGCATTTGAACAAATGACGATATTTAATGCCATATCGGGACCTGATCGGAGAGAATCTTACTTTCCAACAAGAATTGGAGGAATCACATGGACAGAATCCAGTGGTTTGTCGGGGGATAATGGACATAAGAATATGCAAGATAGGTACACCATTCGAATACCGATCGCTGCCCATGTCCAGGAAGATAGAACATATTTGCCGCCTGAAGAATATAAGAAACTGCCTATAGAAAGAATTCCTCAATACTGGACAATACAGGAGGGGGACTACATCTTCCCGAAACATTTTTTTCCGTCCCGTTGGAAATGGGATGAATTTTCTTTTCGCACGGGTACTATTTTGAAGAATTGGGAAGAAATAGAAGGAAGTATTTACTATGGGAAAGACTGGAAATGGGATACATTTAGTTTCAGATATGGGCGTATCAAGCCAAGTAAAGTGAACGATATAGGAACCTATCTCAAGAAAGCCTTTGGGAAATTGATTATAGTGACATCTGTAGCTGACAACACTAAGCGCGGAAGCCCAAGAGTACAACACTGGAAGATAGGGGGCGCATGATGGCTGGAATAAGAATCATAACAGCCCCTAGAGGCATGATTTTTCAGCAGGGAAACAGCGCTGCTCAGTTACAATGGAATCCTGAGTTTGCAAAACAGAGAACTCAGCAGTTTTCCCGGAAACAGCAGTTTGTAGATTCCGAAGTATTGAGGAGATGTAGTCCAAGAGTACCATTCCAAACAGGTATGCTTGATAAATCAGGAACATTAGGGACAGTAGTAGGGTCTGGAGAAGTAAAGTATATTGCTCCATATGCAGCCCACCAGTATTACAACACTAGTCAGGCTCGGCCTTATGATGCCAGACGAGGTGGAAAATGGTTTGAGCGTATGAAAGCGGAAGAAAAAGAGGATATACTGAGAGGCGCTGAGAAGATATAAAGGAGACAATATGGCAGAAACAATTATAGAGGCTGTTGTAGACTATTTTTTAAAATGCCCGTTGTTAAAGGACGGGTATTTCCGCGTAGATGCACTGGATCAGGATGCAGTAGAGTATACAATCGAAACCGGGACATTTGATCCGGTTATTCAAAAGTTTGTAGATGGCAGTTCTATCCGACAGTACCAATTCAACTTTGGATCTCGTGAATATTATTCTATGGACCGATTGCAGAACATGGAAAATATTGCGTTTTATGATAGATTCCAAAGCTGGATCGAAGAACAGAGCCGATCCGGAAACCTGCCAGATCTCCCAGAGGGAATGTACGCAGAGGAACTGCAGGTACTGTCACCAGGGTATATATTTGATATATCCATGCAGAATGCAAGGTATCAGATACCATTGCGATTAATTTATTTTAAGGAGGAAACGAAATGAGAAAAAAAGCAATCCAGAGACATGATATAGCAGACTATCTCAATGTAGGAACGTCTGGAGAACCCAAGTGGGTACTTATGGGGTATGGATTTACCACATTGGATGAAGAGTTTGGAGCACAAAGTGAATCAAGCAAATATATTCACGAACCGTCTGAATATTCTTCCGTGGTAGCTTATACGTCTGTTTTTCCATTTACGACCCACATGATACCAGATGAAGAAGCGGTTAATGCTCTGTATGCAGTCGGTAGAAACCACCTTACTGGCGAAGAAGCAGAATTTGAATACTGCAGAGTAGAATTGTGGGATACAAAAACCGAAGGAAAATTTGCTGCAAGAAAATTTACGGTGTCTGCAGAGATAACTAAGATGTCCGGCGACAATAAACAGGAAGTAAGTGGTAATTTAAATGCAGTTGGAGATCCTGTTAACGGAACGTTTGATACAAAAACTAAGACGTTTACGGCTACACTGTCAGCATAAGGAGGATATATAAATGAGCAAAATGAAATTCAATGAAGTGGAATTGGAACTCGATCTTATGGATGCAGATATTATGGAAAAGTATGAATATGAGATCCAGAAGGTTGTAAGTGATATTCAGGAGCCAAATCAGTATAAAGGCAAAACAACTGCTCAAGGTATGCGGTTACAGTGTAGGTATGTTAATGATTTCTTCGACCGGTTGTTTGGAGCAGGCACCGCAAGTAAACTTTTCGAAGGAAGCAATAATATTGAGAAACATATGGAAGCATTTGGCATGGCGACAAATATGGCAAAGCAGGTTAGCGATCGGACCTTTGAGATTATGAATAAATACGGACCACAGCGCATCCAGAATAGAGAGGAGAGGCGTGCTGGCAAACGGAATAATAAGAAGAAGTTTGCTGCACAGCAGAACAGATGGTAAACATTCTGATTGATCGCTTGCCGGAGACTGTAGAAATAGGAGACATGGAATATCCCATAAGAACGGATTTTCGTGTCTCTATTTTGTTCGAACTATTAATGCAGGATGATACCGTACCTGACAGTGAAAAAACAATGCAAGCGATAAGATTATACTATCCAGAACCACCAGAAGATACCATCGGAGCACTTGACAAATTGATTTGGTTCTATGGTTGCGGAAGAGGCAAAGAAAAGGGAGAGAAACAGGAAAACCATTGCGAAGAAGACGAGAATTGGAAAGAAGAACTGGTTTATTCATTTGAGCACGACGATCGTTATATATACGCTGCATTTATGTCTGAGTATGGAATAGATTTACAGGATGTGCAGCATTTGCATTGGTGGAAATTCAGAGCACTGTTTGTTGCTCTGAAAGAGGACTGCGAATTAAAGAAAATCATGGGATACAGAAGCATCCGGATTTCTAGCAGTATGTCGAGCGAACAGAGAGATTTTTATGAAAAAATGAAGTCTGTTTATGCTCTGCCACGTCCTCAGTCAGAACAGGATAAATATGATGCGGTAGTTAGCGCCCTGATGGGAGACGGAAATCTTGAAGGACTGTTGTAGGAGGGCATATGAGAATTAAAAAAGAATGCAAGCGTGTGATATGCCCGAAGTGCGGTTACAGAATGCCATTGGAATATGCCGATGATGCAGAATGCAATGGTGTATTCGTAAAGTGCAAAGGGAGAAATTGCACATATGTTTTTGAATTAAATATTAAAAAGGGCCAACAGAAGATAAAGTAGTGCCATAATGAGCCGATTATCTTTTGCCGTGAAATGAGGTGAAAGAATATTGGGATATGATGGCACTTTAAAATTTGATACATCTGTTGATACTGGCGGCTTTCAGTCTGGCATTAATAAGATAAGCAGTATGGCGGGAAGTGCGCTGAAGACAACCGGAGCCGTAATAGCTGGGGCTGGCACTGCCATTGCAGGACTTGGAGCGGCTGCAATCAAAGTCGGATCTGAGTTTGAAGCAGGAATGAGTAAAGTTCAGGCTATATCGAATGCATCTGCAAGTGATATGGAAAAGCTGACAGAAAAAGCTAAAGAAATGGGAGCCAAAACGAAGTTTTCTGCCGGAGAGAGCGCAGAAGCATTTCAGTACATGGCTATGGCTGGCTGGAAGACGGAGGACATGCTTTCTGGCATTGAAGGTGTTATGAATCTGGCGGCAGCATCCGGTGAGGATCTGGCAACGACTTCTGATATTGTCACTGATGCTCTTACAGCTTTTGGGTTACAGGCTGGAGACTCCGGAAGGTTTGCTGATGTATTGGCAGCGGCTTCCAGTAATGCCAATACCAATGTGGCCATGATGGGTGAAACATTCAAGTATGTAGCCCCAGTTGCAGGTGCATTAGGTTTTTCTGCGGAAGATTGCGCTACAGCCATTGGACTTATGGCCAACAGTGGAATTAAGGCATCTCAGGCAGGTACGAGCTTAAGAAGTATGTTTACCCGTATGGCGAAGCCGACTAAGGACGTACAGGTGGCTATGGATAAACTCAAGTTATCTATAACCAATAGCGATGGAAGCATGAAGGACCTGAACACCATAATGAAGGATCTCAGGAAGGGGTTCAGCGGGCTTACTGAAGATCAGAAAACACAAATGGCCGCAACTATAGGTGGCCAGGAAGCAATGTCAGGATTGCTTGCCATCGTAAATGCATCTGATGAAGATTTCGAAAAACTTTCAGAATCTATATATAATTCCGAGGGCGCAGCTGAAAGAATGGCAGAAACCATGATGGACAATCTGCCAGGAGCCATAGAACAGGCGAGTGGTGCATTAGAGACATTAGGGCTGAGTTTTTATGAAAAGGTTCAAGAACCAGCAAAAGAAGTAATACAAACCATGACATCCATGGTTGACCAAATGAATACGGCGTTTACTGATGATGGATTTGAAGGATTAATTCAGAGTTTTGGTGATAACCTGGCACAACTGTCCCAGATGGCAGTAGAAGCAGCACCGGATCTTGTACAGGCTGGAATCGATCTTGCAACATCTTTTATAAACAGTATTATGGCACATTCAGAAGAGTTTGCTCAAGCAGGAGCCGATTTGGCAGGTACGCTTGCGAGCGGACTTTTTTCTTTTGCGGGAGAATTTTGGAGCGCAGGAGTTGAACTGCTTGCAGAATTCCTTCAAGGGCTGGCGTCAAATTCAGAAGAAATTGGACGTTCTGCGGCAGGAATGGTATCACAGATTAGTGCGGCTATACAGGAAAATCTTCCGACGATAGTGCAGGCAGGAAAAGAAATTATTTCGGGAATCCTTAAGGGGATGGAAGAAGAGTTCCCTGGAATTGCATCTTTGCTAGAAGGTTTCTTTGAGGGATTTGCAGAAACAGCAGAAACATTGGCAGAGCCTGTAGCGGAAGCATTAGCAGAACTTTTCTCATCCATCAACGAAGCTGATCCAGAGACCATGAAATCAGTAGGAGAAGCAATAGGTGTTATCGCAGCTGCTATAACAGGGCTTTCTGTGGCATCAAAAGTGATCGGACCTGTAAAGACACTGTTCTCTGTTCTTGGAACACTAAAAGGTGGTATTTCCGGATTATCTTCTGTAATAGGGAAGGTTGTAGAAGGATTTGCTTTATGGAAAGGTGGAGCCGGTACTCTTAGCGAAGTGATTGCCCTACTGTTCCCGAAGCTTGGATCTATCGTTACACAGATAAGCGGCATAGGATCTGTATTATCTGGAGCTACTATAGCTGTGACGAACTTTGTCGATATGTTTGTGAACGGCTTCAGTTGGGTAAAAGAGGCTCTTATGGTGGTAGGTACGGCTCTTGCGGCTGTGGGAGCGATTATACTTGGAGCACCAGCTGCGGTAGCTGGTGTAGTAGCTGCTATAATAGCTGCGGTCGGAACTCTGATTGTGGTAGTGAAAGAACACTGGGACCAGATTGTAGTATTTTTCCAAGAGGCGTCCGCGAAAGTCGGCGAAATAGTCGGAATCATCGTAGCTTGGTTTAAACAGCTTCCAAACCAGATTGGAGAAGCTTTCCAGTTTGTACAGAAAAAGATTACAGAATGGGGATCATCTGTTGCAAAATGGGTTTCCTCTAATGTCCCGGTTATCATAAGCACTATTGTCAAATTCTTTTCGGAATTGCCCGGAAAAGTATGGACATGGTTAAGCAACACATTTCAAAAGCTTGTAGAATGGGGAGCCAATATGCTCCAGAAATCCAGGGAAACAGCATCTGACTGCGTAGCAAAGATTGTAGAATTTTTCTCGCAACTTCCAGGAAAGGTCTGGACGTGGCTGAGCAACACATTTGAAAAGCTTAAGCAGTGGGGAGCCAACATGGCTTCTACGGCAAGAACCAAAGCAGGGGAAGCTGTCCAGAACATATCTACAAAATTCGGAGAATTACCAGGAAAGGTCTGGACATGGCTGAGTAATACGGTTCAAAGGGTTGTGCAGTGGGGAAGAAACCTTGCACAAAAAGGACGTAGCGCAGCGTCTCAGCTTGTAAATGCTGTAGTAAATGGCGTATCCGGTCTTCCGTCAAGGATGTGGAGCATCGGATCAGATATCGTCTCCGGTGTATGGAATGGCATACAGAGTGCTGCTGGCTGGTTCGCAAATAGTGTGTATAATTTCTTCTCTGGTCTGGTAAATAATGCAAAATCAGCACTTGGAATTAATTCTCCGTCTAAAGTATTCGCGGAGGAAGTAGGAGAATGGATTCCTCCCGGAATCGGAAAAGGATTTAAAGACCGTATGCCAGAACTGAGCAGGGATACAGAAAAAGATCTAAAGAGCTATGCAAAGCGAATGAAGCAGATCGTTGCAGTCGAGACAGGAACTATAAAACTTGAAAGAAGTAGCAAAGAGACATACAAGATACAGCAAGAAAATGGACAGTCATTTGAAGGGAGCAAAGTAGAGGTGGATATAAGCGGTGAAATACATACGCATGTGGAACTTGACGGAGAAGAAATTGGAAACGCATCCACACAGACCATAGATAGGAACTTTGCGAGAATAGATGAGCATAAGAAGAGAGGTGGTTAATAATGACTGGAGTTGGAGTTACATTTGGAAGCACCCACACATACCGAACGTGGGGCCTGAAACTTAAAGAGGTTACGATAGGCTTTCCGGAAGTGAAAACAAGCTATGTAGACATTCCAGGCAGGAACGGCCAGCTTGATCTTACAGAAGCAACGTTCGGCGGGGTTACCTATGGAAATAGAGAATTGAGATTTGTGTTTGATGCCAGGAACTGTAGTTATGCAGACTGGTCTACTCTTATAAGTGCGATAGCAATGGCTATACATGGTAAACAACTTCAGATCACATTAGATACGGATCCGGGATATTATTATACCGGAAGGTGCAGTATCGATACCGAGAAGACAAATGATGTTCTTGCTGTAGTCGGAATTACATGTAATTGCATGCCATATAAGACAAGCAAGTCAGGAACTGGGGGTGTGCTCTAATGTATACGATTAAAGCTATCGTAGACGGAAAAGAGTATTTATTGCACGATCCGCTTAAAAACCTGTTTACGAAAGATGCTTATTACACAGAAGGGGACAATATAAATGGGCAAGCTGAATTTACAGTTTATCCTGACAATCCGAACTATGGGTATGTAAAGAAGCTCGTAACCGATATTGAGATTTTGAAGGATGGAATGCCGAAATTCTATGGGAGAGTTTTGTATGATAACGAAAGCTTTTCCGGTGCAAAGAAGGTTTTTGTAGAAGGAGAACTCGCCTTTTTCTGTGATAGCATCCAAAGACCAAAGAAATACCAAAATATATCGCTAAGCGGATATTTGCAAGATATTATTGCAAACCACAATTCCCAGGTCGAACAGAGAAAACAGTTCGTGCTTGGGCGTGTTACTGTGCAAGATTCTAATGACAATATCTACAGATACAGTAATTATGAAAATACACGAACTGTGCTCAAGGAAAAACTTGTAGACAGGCTTGGAGGACATTTGGTTGTCCGTCATGAAAATGGACAGAGAATTTTGGACTATCTTGATGATGCGACTTTTTATAAAAGGAATAATCAGAAGATAGAATTTGGAAAGAATTTGCTTGATTTCAGTAAGAATATGGATGCGTCAGACGTTGCCACATGTATTATTCCACTCGGAAAAAAGCTTGATCCGGAAGAGCAGGATGAATCCCTTGGAGTTATTAAAGAACAGCGTATTAACATCCGGGATGTAAATGGTGGCGTAGATTACGTGACCGATGACAATGCAGTAAGAGAATATGGAAAGATCTACAAAACAGTCATATTTGACGATATATCCGTACCAGCTACATTGGTATCCAAAGGCAAAGAATGGTTGAAGAGTGCACAGTTTGAAAAACTGGTTCTTGAGGTAAAAGCCATAGATCTGAATCTTACGGATGAAGCATATCAGGCGTTTGAAATTGGAGACATGGTGCAGTGCGTATCGAAACCAAATGGTCTGGATAAAGAAATTCCTCTTACCCAGAAAAAAACATATCTGACTAATTTTGCGAAAAATACGATTACACTTGGAGATGAAACACGAAATAAGACATATACATCATCCAACAGGCAGGAATCTGCTCAAATGGAGCAGGAAATCCAGCAGATACCAAGCAAGTCAGAAATACTGGAAGAGGCGCTTAAAAATGCACAGGATCTTATCAATGGGGCATCAAAAGCAGGATATGCTATTCATGAGCCAAATGAATTTATTGTAGCAGATGATAAAGATTACAAGAACAAAGCGCGCAACCTTTGGCGCTGGGGAATGGGAGGATTAGCTCATTACAGCCAGGGATATTCTGGACCTATTGACGGTATAGCCTTGACCATGGACGGAAAAATAAATGGGAAAATGATCCTTGCAAATTCTATCGTTGCGCAGTCTATAGACATAGGATACCGGACAGAAGTACAGAATGCCATAACTGATGCAGAGAACTCTGCGAATGAATATACGGACAATAAGCAAAAATTGATGAAAGAGCAGATAGAAACACAGATCTCCAATGCCGAAAATAAAATTGTATTATCTGCCTCGTCATTGAAAGAATATGTATCACGGAAAAATTATGTTGCCAATGGAGAACAGGAAACGCTGTCCATTGGCAGTTTTGATGTATCTGGGACATATTATGCTTCCGTTTCCGTTGCGGAATACCTCCACATGAAATGTATAAAAATCGCCTGGAATGCGTCTGGGACAGTATCTTTAATACAGAATCTTGGGAACCTCGAAGCAGGCGATTACACAAATGTCTGCGATGTTGCCTATGAAAGTGGAAAAAGACCATCTTATGTGCAAATTGGATTCTCTGGAAATCAGACCACTTTTTATCTGGATAGTTTTTCTGCCGGTGAATTCCGTGTTGTAAAGAAATCAGTGAATATAACACAGGCATCAAAAAGCATAGCGATATCTGCGTATGGAACTGCTGGCACAGTATTGTATATCACAAATATTAGATGTTTAAGAGATATCACAGAGGTAATTGACAGCACAAAGGCAACACTTGTGACGGAAATTAACAAGGTTACTGCAACTGTAAATACTAAATTTGAGGACTATGCCACACGCACAGAAACAACCAGTTTGATACAAGCTGCAGAAAACAGGATTAATTTGAATGTGAACCAGAAATACGCTACAAAAGATCAGGTAAGCGGGCTTGTGACAGAATCAGAAATGAACGCGGCCATAAAGGTTGCATCAGATGCTATAAATTTATCGGTATCGAAAAAAGTAGGAAAAGACGAGATTATCTCTGTAATAAATCAGTCAGCCGAAAGTGTGAAAATAAAAGCGAAGTATATTGAGTTGACCGGGAACGTGTCAATATCTGCACTTACAACAGATGCTCTGAACACCATAAAGGGATATTCTACTGCAGCATTAAGTGACGCAAAACAGTATACGCTTGACCAGATTGCAAAGATTGAAAAAGACAACAGCAATCTTATAAAAGGAGCTGAAATGACTGCAGAAGATATATCTAATTACTGGGATACAGCAGGATCTTTAGGATACGGTGTGCAAGATCCGGCAGGAGGGACAAAAGCCATACGGCTATATGGATCTACATCTGATAACTTTATAAGTGCCAGAAGGAGTACAAATAAAGTTATAAATAGTACTGGACGATACAGGGTATCGGTATGGCTGAAAAGCAATACATCCCGTACAGTGCAGATATCTTTCAATCGTACGACATACGACTGTGCAGTTACCACTGCGTGGAAAAAGTTTACATTTATCTGTACGGTGTCGTCCATTGCATCATCTTATCAACTGTTTACTATTGGAGGTTTTGGATCCATTGGATCTGGTGTGTATTTATATGCATATCAGCCGGAGGTTGTGTTCGAATTCACAACAGAAGACTACTTTAATATGCTTACTGGCGGTGGAGCCAGTCAAGGACTCTATATTTACAATAATAAGCTGTGGCTTAACGGAGAATACATGAAGGCAAAATCCATAACGGCGGACAAGTTATATGTTACTGATTTGTCTTCGCTGTCTGCCACTATAGGTGGATGGAAAATAGGTAGTGCTTATCTGTATTCTACTAACAACAACATAAAATTATATTCTAATGGGCGAATTACAATCGGTGGCGCAACCATATCTAGTAATAGCAATGCAATCACAATAAAATATGGATTGCATGTATATAACACTACAGACGCCTTTAATGACGGAAGTGGATATATAAAATTTTATAATCTGTATCATGTAACGAGTGGAGGACATTTGGTATTCGATAAAGATGGGGCTACTTTAGCATATTTATCTAGTTCCTCCAGGCGATACAAAGACCATATAGACGACATGACTGTAGCGGATGCAGAAAAAATACTGGGTATTCCGGTAGTGTGGTTTAAATACAAGGACGGTTATTTAAGGCATGATGATATTTTGGTAGGAAAAGCAATCCCAGGATTCTATGCGGAGGATGTTGAAAAATATTATCCAGTTGCGGCGCAGAAAAATGAAGACGGATCTGTAGAAGACTGGAATTACAGAATGTTGATACCTGCAATGATGCGGTTAATCCAGGAACTTTATAAAAGAACGGGAGGAATTACAAAAAATGAGTAGTTTAGTTTTTATTTTGGAAAGCGTAAAAAGAGATATCAATGTATCAATTAATCAGATTGTCCAGGCATCAGGAATGCCTGGATATCTTTTGGAAGGGATCATAGAAGGAGTGCTTGCGGATGTGCGGGCACAGAAAAATGCGGAATTGCAGCTCGAACTTCAGAATGTGACCAAAGAACTTGAAGAGTTAAAAGGAAAAGAAGGGGCTGAAAAGGATGCGGAAGGATCATCAGGAAATGAAGAAAAAGAAACTCTTGAGATACCAGAAAAGGCAGGTGAGTAAATGGCTGATATATCTATTGAAATACAGGCACTAAAAGAAGCTGAGTACGGTGAAGAGGTACGAGGCGCTTTTGTGTCATGCATGGAAAAAATTAATCAGGTATCGGAAGATACAGAAAAGAAAGAAGAACTCAGGGTTGATGCAGAATCTAAACGTGAAGAGGCGGAAGAAAATAGGAGGATTGCCGAAAGCTTAAGGGCAGAAGCGGAAGAAGCCAGAAGGTCAGCAGAATCAAATAGAGACAGTGCAGAAACCAATAGGCATAATGCCGAAACTGAAAGAATCAAAAAAGAAGCAGACAGGGAGTCGGCAGAGTCTTTAAGGAGTGCTGCAGAGGAATCCAGGGAAGCAAGAGAAGGACAGCGGAATATTGCGGAAAATCTTAGAACAGAAGCAGAATCAAAGAGAACATCGGAAGAAATAGCCAGAAAAGAAGCGGAATCTGAACGCGAGCAATCAGAAACTGAGAGGGCAAATGCTGAATCAGAAAGAAAAAGATCAGAGTCTCAAAGAGTGGGTGATGAAAATTCCAGGAATCTGGCCGAACAGAAAAGGGAGACAAATGAAAGCAGCCGTATTCAATCTGAAAATGAAAGAGCGAATAATGAAAGTGCAAGATTAGAGTCAGAAAATGCAAGGAATTCATCAGAAAATGCAAGGAACTTGGCTGAACAGAAAAGAGAGTCCAATGAGGAAGATCGTAATTCTTCTGAGAGTTCAAGAGAAGCAGCGGAGTCTGTGAGAAGCAGAGCGGAAGAATCCAGAATAAATTCAGAAACAGCCAGAACAGAAGCAGAAAAAAACAGAGTAATTGCTGAAACGGCAAGAAACAACTCTGAAACGGCAAGAGCATCTGCAGAAAAAAATAGGGAGTTTTCTGAAAGTGAAAGAAAAAATGCAGAGCAGACGAGATCAGAAGCAGAGTCCTCAAGAAATACCGCAGAAGAAAAAAGAGTGAATAATGAGTCTTTGAGAGAGTCTGCAGAAGAAAAAAGAGAAGCGGCAGAAAAGAAGCGCACAGAATCCAGTGCTACAGCAGTAAAGAATGCAAATGATGCGGCTGCAGCGGTGCTTGCACAGGTGAACCAGCTGACATTTGCACTCAATGCGGAAGACGGAGGGTTGGATATAACCTATACGTCTCCGGAAGAACCGCAGACAATATAAAATCGAGTAGGAGGAAGAAAATGAAAGAAACAGTAAACATACCGCGCGAAAGCACTATGCAGGAGATTTCACAGACTCTCCAGGTGTTGGCATTTTCCCAAGTAGCAAAACTGGAAAATGTGTCAACATGGAGCCAGTTAAGCGGGCTTTCAAAAAACGGCTATCTGCAGAAAATATTTGATTACGGTGATCAGATCATCGAAAAATGGACCGACACAGCGGCAAGTAAAGAGTATGAATTTCCATGGCAGATTACACATTTTGAAAATGTGGAGTTAGAAGACGGTGAAGTTGTGCCAGGTACTTTTTTGGAAGCTCATTATACAACACCATTCGGGTTGCAGTTTAGTAATCGCGCTTTCCTGCGTTGTCCAGATGGACTTACAGCAGGAACTTACAATGTTACTTTAGGTGCAACCTGGGGAAGCAAGGATGCACAAGAAGGTACAACATGGCAGTTTACGCTTACTCAGGATGTACCGGCTGGTGGATCTGTAGCTGGTTTTACTCAGATGCCAGATTCTGCAGCGGCTACATGGAAAGCTACATCCTATGCTGCAGATGGAATCGCAAAAATTGAAACTGTTCCGATTACATCTGGATCCGATGGAACGTCATTGGGAACTATGGAGTTGGCAGCCAGAAGCGGAAATCTTAATTCCATGCAGGAAACCGGATATGGTTGTAACCGATGGAAAAATTCTGCCGCTCGACAGTGGCTTAATTCTACACAGCCAAAAGGGCGGTGGTGGGCCAAGCAGGATGATTGGGATATCGCTCCGGATCAGTTGGCTACAAAAGATGGATTCCTTTGCGGAATGCCATCGGATATGCTCGCTGCATTAAAGACAGTAAAAGTTACCACTCTTGCCAATACCGTTAATGACGGCGGTGTAACAGATATCACATACGATCGAGTGTTCCTGGCTTCTATGTCACAGATGAATGTAAATATGAGCAAAGAAGAAGGGGCGGTTCACGAATATTGGCAGAGACGTACGAAATCCAAAACTCCTATTGAACCGTGGAAGACATATCCGGAAATGATAAGATATTCGGCTGCCAACCACAGCTCACCTCAGTATGTGTTTTCTCGTTCAGCGACCCGCAGCCATGCTAACGTCGTTATGTATGTGGGTAGCAGTGGCAGCGTCAGCAACGCGGGCGCATGGTATGCGAATACGTACGCCCCGCTTGTCGTAATATAATCAATCATCAAAAATCCCTGCACCCACGGATGCAGGGATAGAAAGGAACATAAATGGCAGTTAAAGTAGGAGAAAGGAATGTGCCGGATACTCCACAGAATAGACAGCTTGATGCAGTGTGGTATGCAAAGGAACTTGCCCTGTATACAATAAAAATTTGCCAAAATAAAAACATATTCCTTCCGGAATACCAATCTTCATTAACGGACGATATTGTCAGGACAGCAAAGGACATTTATATAAATTCGTGGACTGCGAACAATATCCGTGTATCCGGAAAGAACAGCAATGAGCTGTGGGAATGGAGAAGCAGATTGCAACGTCAGGCTATATTGGATTGCAACAATCTACTTGCTTTAATCGGGCTTGCGCGGCCGCTATTCCATCTTAAGGGAAAGAAGGTAAAATACTGGTCAGAGCAAACCTTAAAAGCAAGAAACTATATTAAAAAATGGAGGGAATCTGATATAGGCAGATACCAATAAATATATGGGATGTAGGCTAACACCTCAGTATGTGTTTTCTCGTTCAGCTAACCGCAGCAATGCTAACAACGTTATGAATGTGAATAGCAGTGGCAACGTCAACAACACGAACGCATGGAATGCGAATACGTACGCCCCGATTGTCTTCCTAAAGGCATTATGGTTATTGCATAGCAATAATTGCCCTGAAGATATAGACAAGGAGCCGAAATCCCTGGCACAGCCTAAACAATACCGCGGATAATCGAAAGAGACAGTACGTGACTTATAATAAGCCCGACAGTACTGAGAAACTGCGGAAAAACAAAAAAATGAAAGAACATATAACAGATTTTGATAGTTTGTACGAATCAATGACGAAGTGCAAGAAAGGTGTATCTTGGAAACCTTCGGTGAAATCTTTTGTCCTGAATGCGGAGGAAAATATACTCCGAATGGAGAAACAGCTACAAAATGGAACTTGGAAAAATGGGAAACCTAAAAAGGTACTGATTACATATCCAAAACGTCGGGAAGCACTGAGTATACCATTTAAGGATAGGATATATCAAAGAAGTATTAATGATTATTCGCTTTATCCGCAAATGACGAAAGGGTTTATCTATGCAAACTGCGCTTGCCAGAGTGGCAAGGGAACTGATTTTGCCAGAAAGCTGGTGAAAAAATATTTGTGGAACTACTTCTGTCAAAATGGTTTAGATGGATGGGTGGTACAGGTAGATATCCATGGGTATTACTTAAATATGCAACACAAAGACGCAGAATCACAGATTCAAGAGCGCGCAGATAAAGACACTGCCGAAATGTCATGTGGTGTTCTGAGGGATCAATATGCAGGAGACAGCGGATACAATCCCGGGTCACAAATGGTGCAGATTGTTGGGATATCATTGCTGGATCCAGTAGATCACTATGTCAAAGAAAAGTTGCATGTAAAGAGATATATCCGGTACATGGATGATTTTTGGGCGCTTGTTGAGACCAAGGAATGTGCAGAAGAACTTTTGACTAATATAACAGTTAAGTTAAAAGAGTATGGTTTGGAGGTGAATAAAAAGAAGTCTCATATCATTCCGCTTAATGAAGGCTTTGTGTTTCTTGGATTTCAATATCGTCTCACGGAAACCGGGAAAATCATAATGACCCTGGATCCGGATAGTGTAAAGCATGAAAGGAAGACACTTGCCCGGATGGAAAGTAAAGTCCGAAAAGGTGAATTAAAGCCAGAAAAAGTGGACGAGCACCACGAATCCTGGGAAAACAATGCAAGTAAAGGAAATTCGTACAAAATGCTGAAAAGAACCAAACAGTACTTGAAACAGTTAAGAAAGGGTGAAAGAAATGAAAATAAGAAAAATGACGCAGACTCCGGCAGAAGTAGCAGAGGATGAGAACTGCAAAGCTGCTGTTGAAAAACAGAAGGAAAAAATTGAAAACCAGAATGTTTTGATTCAGTATCTCGCAGCAATGACGGACGTCTATATTCCGGAAGAAACAGAAGAAGAGGAGGAAAATTATGTACAAAATATTGATGAAAATGAAGGAAATCTACAGTAGAGAAGAATGGATGAAGATGGTTGAACAGGCCAAAGAGCGGAAAAAGATTACGCAGGAAGAATATGAAAGCCTGGTTAAAGAATGACAGTGCTACAGATTATTGCGAAGTTATGGTCGCACATCACAGATTTGCGCCTATATGCAAGAGGCAAAAGTAGTAAAACTCTGGCAGAGATTGAAAAAGACATAGCGATAACAGAATGTTATTGCAGTGTATATATGGAACAGGAGGGATGCTGCGATGAGGATTAGAGCAGAACCGGAACAGCATTAAAATTTGAAAAATATAATATGAGGTGGTGACAATGGAGCCATTTGTAAAAGTTTTTGGCAACATAACAGTTGACAAGATAGCATTGCTTATAGCAGCTATCTTTTTTTTATGGAAAATCTACAAAAAAGTAGAGGATTATTTTTCCAAACGCGCCTTGTCCGAAGCAGAGAGGGAGAAAAAAATACAGGATATCTTAGATCAGGCTCAGATGTATCCGAAATGGCATGAGCAGAGTATCCAGTATCAGAAAAAATATGCAGAGGAAATTGACAGTCTGAGGGAGACACAAAAGGAGATAATCACAAAATTGGACGATGCTGAGAAAAAAAGAAAAAAGACGAAAAGAAACGAGTTGCGTGACAGGCTTCTCCAAATTTACCGTTATTACACCAGTAAAGAGAAGAATCCATTATTAGCATGGTCAGAGATGGAGTCGGACGCTTTCTGGAAAATGTTTGGCGATTATGAAGAAGCTGGCGGAGATGGAGATATGCATACTACCGTACAGCCGGCAATGAGGTTGCTAAATGTGATCCCTATGCATGAGCAAGACAGAATTGCTGAGCTTATGCAGAGTCGGAAATAGCATAATCTATAAATCGGCTTTTAGCGGCTTTTCTGTATTTAGGCAAACAAATCCTCACACGAGGGAATACAAACCAATCCAGAACCTATACGGAGTTCACAGGGCTATTATAGAGCCACAGAAAGGAGATAATATGGAGTTATTAGGAATTTTAAAACAGGTACCTGCACCGGTATTATTAATTGCAGTGCTGGTCATTTTGGCAGCGACAGTGGTGATTGTATTTCAGTATCTGAAACAGAAAGGGTTAGACGGCATCCGGGCGGATGTGTACCAGCTGATCTTGAAAGCTGAGCATATGTACCGTGAATCTGGAACCGGTAAACAGAAATTTGAATGGGTAATCCAGCAGGCAAGAGGATTGCTACCAAAGTGGCTGCAGGTCTTTGTAACAGAAAAAGCGCTTAAAGAGATTGTCCAGAACTGGTTTGATGGAATTAAAGATTTATTGGACGATGGTAAAATCAACCAGTCTCAGAAATGATGTAAGAGGGGCTTCGGCCCCTTTTTTATGAAGAAAGAGGAGAACAAATGAACAGTAAAAATATTGATGTTTTGAGAAAAATTTTGTATGCAGTAGAAACTGGCGGTCAGGTCTACGGCAGGCAGAGATATGATGCTTTTATCGGCGCTGGAGCAAACACGCCGAATGAAAAGGCAATCACAATCGGAGCCGGACAGTGGTATGCAGGGGAGGCAAAGCGGCTTTTGCTGGAAATCCAGAGAGTAGACCCGGTAAGATTTGGAATCCTTGATACGCAGGGAATTGCAGACGATCTTAAAAATAAAGATTGGTCCAGATATGCGATTTCTCCGACATCTGCAAAGGCAAAGTGCATTGTAAGTATTATCTCTTCATCTACTGGAATCCGGTGCCAGGACTGGCTCATGGAGACTCAGATCAAAGAGTATGCGGAGAGTATTACCAAGACTTATGGTGCCATGCCGGACACTGCTCTGATGGAATGTATTAATATTATCCATCAGGGCGGATCCGCGGCTTTGAAGAGGATATTAGGAAAGACGGCAAAGCCTTACACAGCTGAGAGGATTTATACAGCCCTCTGTACGGACCCAGCGGATAAAAGTAATAATAATCAGGTAGGGGATTATACCACCCGACAGAAAAAGGTTATCGAAATGATCAGGACGTACGCAGAAGATAAGGAGGTAGCAGATATGAGCCTGTGGAATAAAACGAAAGAGCTATTGGACAATCAGGTGGGATACCTGGAAAAACGCAGCAACGCAAATCTGGACAGTAAAACCGCCAATGCCGGATACGGGAATTACACGAAATATTCCCGGGACGTAAATAATATGGGGCTGATGGGATGCCAGGGACAGCCCTGGTGCGCGACATACCAGTTTTGGGGTTGTGCCAAGATTTTTGGAAAAGCAAAGGCACTGGAAATCATGGGGAATGGGTTCTATAATTGTAATAGCGTTAAGGCTCATTCCCGGTCAAAAGGAACATGGCACAGTACACCAAAGCTGGGAGCACTGGTTATTTTTCGGAATGGAGCACATATTGGCCGGGTTATCCGGATTGCAAATGGCCGGATCTACACAAATGAGGGAAATACATCTTCCGGCGGCTTGAATAATGTAGAAGCAAACGGCGGCTGTGTCGCAGAAAAAGTCTATACGGTTGGAAACAGCCAGATCGACGGATATGTATGGATAGATTATGAAGCAGAAACGGAATCCGGAACTGAGGGCAAGCCGTGGAAGGCAACTGGAACAGCTACAGCTACAGTAGACAATCTTTTTGTCCGCACCGAACCAAACGGCGAGGTGATCGGAGAGATGATGAAAGGCAACCGGTTCGAGATCAATGGAATCAAGGACGGATCCTGGACACAGGTCAATGTAGCGAATATTGGTGTAGGCTGGGTATGGACTGCGTATATCCAGAGTAAGCGCCAAATATTCCTGCGGATTTTCTAATCTCCTGGATTCCTCTATAATTGTAAATGAAAGATAGTTAGACTATTTCACTACA